CAATCAATGCGATCACTGGATTCTGGCAACAGTTCAGTCGCTTTGTTGTTTCATCTTGGAACAATGCAGCAACAAGCGTTAACACGACTGCCTCGAACTTATGGGCCTCGATTAGCGGTGGAGTTCGTGGAATTATTGGAGCAATAGGTCAAGCGTTTAGCGATGCGTTTACCGAAGCATTTAAGCAGATCAAAGCATTTTACAATCAGCTTCCTGGATGGCTACGTGGCGCGCTTCAAGGCGCCGCCAATGTTGGATCGGCTGTTACAGGTGCTGTTCAATCTGCATTAGGCAAGGTTGGAGTAGCTTTTGGCGAAGCATCTGAGACATTGAATCGCGCATTCACTCCGCCAGCCGTCAATCAAGGCGGCGGCGGTGGACGTCAATTCAAACCCGACGTCACAGGCGGCGGCGGCACAGGCGGTGGCACTGCTGGTGGCCGTACAGGGCGTAGCGCAACTGATACGGAACAGCTAGCCGAGGTGTCATCCAGGGAAACTGCGTTAAGAAATGCTGCGTCAAGAGAGATTACGCGAAACATTCAGGACCAGCTAGATGCACAGCTTGAAATGGGCAAGCAGATGGCTGATTTGATCAATGCCGCAGAAGCTGCAGGCAAGGCGTTTGCAGAAGATTTTGCTGAACGAGCAGCCAATAAAACTGATGTATTGAAAGATGCGTTGCAAGGCGTTGGCGATATCCTCGGCAATCAGTTGATGAACGTGTTTGACGGATTGATCAACAAAACAGTTAATTTCAATGATGTCTTTCGATCTACTTTGTCGCAAGTTGGTAGGTTGCTGATGACTGCTGGCTTGAATCAACTAGCTGGCCCCGCTGGCAGTGGTGGCATCCTTAGCTTCCTTGGTTTCGGTACCCGCGCCAACGGTGGCCCTGTTGCTGGTGGTCGTCCATACATCGTCGGCGAACGTGGGCCTGAGTTGTTCACGCCTCAACAATCTGGCAACATTACGAGCAACGAGGACATGCGCCAGTTAATGGGACGTTCACCAGTGAGCAACGCATCAGCGATGAACTTCACCTTTGAAACCACCAACATCGGCGGCACTGAATATGTCAGCCGCGAACAGCTAGAAGCTGCGATGGCAACGACTCGCCGCCAAGCTGCAAACGATGGTGCAAAGCGTGGTATGAACATGACACTCGATAGAATGCAGAATAGCCCGCGCACCCGCGCTCGTGTTGGTATCGCCTGATGTCATCAAAATTTCCAGCGATAAGCCCCACTACTCGTGCTTTTACGATGGGCGATTATCCCAGCAAAACTTATACGTCTTTGTCGGGTGTTATCTTTAAGCGTGCATTTGGCAATAGACAGACGGGTTATACGCTAGATCTGACATTTAGAAATATCGGTGACACATCTGAACTGCGGTCACGTTCAGGCACCGCAAAACAAATTATTGACCATTACAATACCGTTGACGGCACCTACGATAAATTCACGCTACCTGACCGCGTGTTTGCAGGCATGGATGACGGCCTTGAAAGCTTGATTCAAGCGCCAACTGATATAAGCTGGCGTTACGCTGCCCCGCCGCAAGTGCAGAGCGTGAAGGCTGGTGTCAGCACAGTTACGGTAAAGTTAATTGGGGAGATTGACGCATGACTAACGAGATTCGTTTGGTTCAGTTTTTTAAAATTCAAACTGCAAGATCGTGGAATAGCTCCACGAACAGCTTCGATAATAGTTTTGTCCGCAGGTATCAAAATTACTTTATGCAACAAACCATTACGTTCGGAGATGAGGCATATGAGTTTGCACCGTTTCAAGTGCAAGGCAGCGTATCAAGCTTAAACGGAGACAACTCGCAAATCCAAGTTTTGTTCCCTGCAACCGAATACGCAATCAAACTTGTTGAACTAGGCGGTGGCAACAGAAAGAGTTCTTTAACCCTTTACACACGTTCAGTACCAAGAAATAGTACTGGTGCGGTTTCAAGCAGCGGTCCGACGGAGCAATACATTGGCTTGGGTGCAGGCTTCAGTGCAGACACCATCGAGCTGCGATTTAATACAGCCGCTGATTCAGTTGCATCAAACTTTCCGGCGCAGCGTTTGAATCAAGAGAACGTCGGCATTTTGCCGCTTGATTCTGCCTTGTCATTGCGATGAATGACCTGATCGGCCTTGAGTATTGCTGGGGCGCACATCCAAACGATGGCCGCAACAAGACAGATTGCTTCCAATTGGTCTGCGAAATTCGCACTCGGCTCGGCCTGTCAGATCACAGCGAGCGTTTTGCTTGGGCCTACTGGTGGTTTACGCCAGAAACATTGAAGCCACGCCATGTAGCGCGGTGGTTACTACAAAGCGGCAAACGCATTAAAATGCCAAAAGACGGTGCCGTCGCGTTGCTTTCACAGGCTGACAATGCCGCTCTTGGCACGGTCGTTGATGGACGGGTTATTTGCATTGCTCCAGGTGGCCGCGTCGTGTCATTGCCTGTTGATCGCGTAAAAGCTTACTATTTCTGGGTGGACTGATGCGGAAACTGCTTCCATACGAACACCAGCTTGTCGAAGCCCTGGGCATTAGTGAAGAAGAGTATCTTGAATTTGTTGCTGTTCAGCAAGAATATAAAGACGCAAAAGTCGGCACTGCATTAGATATACGCAACGAGCCAGTCAGCACGACTGCGTTGGTTCTGACTGTTGTTGGTGTATTGTTTCAAGTCGGTGCAGCACTACTCGCGCCAAGGCCTGAGATACCAGACATTAAAGACAGGCAGCGCCGTAATAGAGAACAGCGTTTTGCACCGACTTTTGGTTTCAACAGTACACAAGAACTAGCAAGCTACGGCGATCCAATCAACTTGGTTTATACAAACCAAAACACATTTGGCGATGTTAGAGTCGCAGGTTCATTGGTTTGGTCTGCGATTGATAATTTTGGCTCAACGCAATTCATGCGTTTGTTACTCGTTATCGGCGCAGGCGAGATAAAAAATATAAATTACGAAAGAACTGCTTTTGGCCAGACAAGCTTAACTGATTTAGATAAGCAAAATGTTTTTATTTTTGAAGACGTAAATCTTAACGAAGATGAGCTATCTGGCCCCCCGCCTTTTTCCGCGATTAACGAAAACTTTGCCAAAAAAGAATTATTCCCTTCTAACCTAAAAGCTAATAGTGAAGAGGCATCAGCTTTTGTTATCCCAACCTTCTGGGACAAGCGGAACGGCTTTAGCCAAGCTTATACGCCAACAACCTCAACAAGCCTTGGTGTTTTTGACGTCATCCCTATTAACGTAGACGTTAAGACCCGTGACAAAGATGGCGACCGCGAAGAGGCAGATATAGCTATTGAGTTAAAAAGCGTAACTGGTACTGACAATTACAAATGGCGTAACGACAAAGGTACTGGAGCAACTTTTAAGGTAAACGACAAAATTCAACTATTTTTTAATAATGCAGGCCACAAAGCGGAGGATGATGCCAAAAGACCTGCAAAGCAGGCTGATAATCTACGTCGGCAAGCGGTAGAGTCTCTTGATTTTGGCAGTACCTACATGCTCGGCTCTGCAAAATTCCGGTTAGAGAACATAAGCGACCCCAGAACCATTGACGATGATGAAGTAACGGCTGATTTTATATGCGTAGAACAAGGCCAAATCCCTGGCACGCCTTACGACGAGGAAGATCCCGTACAGGAAAATGTAAATCTACGCAAGGGTTTCGAAAAAGCAAAAAGGATTTTAGGGGCTGAGAACGATGATTTTGATCGAAGCAATTTAAAAGCCTCCAAAATTATTCCAGGAAATGCATATCGAATTAGAAGTATAGGAGACGGTTTCGATTTTACGACGATTGGTGCGTCTAAAAATACCAAGGACATAATTTTTGTCGCTGAGTCTACACCCACTACTGCGTCAAACGCCAATACGGTAAGCAACGCAAGCGTAGAAGGCGTAACTCTTACATACAGTGGAGTAACCATTGAGTTCCAAGGCCAGCAAGAGGTTAAGTGGATACCCGAGTACGTCGCTAGTGTGTCTAAAAACTTTGACATAAATAACCGGCAGTTTACTGATGCAGCAACTCCAGAAGACCGCATATATGTAAAAAGATCTGTTTCCTACCTTAACGAAAAAACAAGAAAAATAGACAATTTTGGTTCGATAAACTATACAAGCAGTCAGCTAGAAGATTTTCTGGCCGATAAACCTGTTTTGAGCACAAGTCAGCTCAAAAGACAAATCAATGTTCAGATCGATAAATTAAAAAAACTTATCAGAAAAATTGATGCTGGTAAGTTTTTTGACGGCAGCAATGATACTTTGCTGCAGTGCGAGAACGATTTTTTGAACGGCTTCAAGACAAATCCTCCCGCCAATCCGGCTCGCAGCGCAAATGTACAAGTGTTTAGATGGGATAGCGCTACCTTTAATAATGCTAAAAACCGAGCAACAGGACAAGCGGAATCTGGGAATCTTGCTAACAGGTACTACACAGACGTGTATAAAGACGGTTACTATTACTTCACTTTCCTTTATATCGACTCCAGCGGCAGATGGAACTTCTTCAACTTTAACGGAATTCAGACAACAGCAACATCTGAATTTATGTTTCCGAATGACAACAAGCTTATCAATAGGCGCACTCAATTAACAGATAAAGAAGAAAAGTTTTACAAAAACAAAAACGAAAACCGCAGCCTTGGCGGTGCAAAAAACCTAATTTTGATAAAAGAAGATGCGATTGAGGCTGGCCCTAGAGAAGAAGACAAAAGATACTTGCTAAACACGCGGACGGTTATAGATAACGAAGATTTTGCTTCGAACAGTGCAAGCGATGCCGCTGACAAGAAAAACAGAGTAATTGAAACTATCGATAGCCGCGTAAACAAGCTCTTTGAAGAAAGACACGAAGAAGCTATTGAAGTAATAGGAAAAGATATTGAATTGCTTGAGCAACTGCGCGACGAAATCCGCGACAGTGAAGAAGAAGCAAACGGCGAAAAATCAGGCGAAACAGACCGCGTTGGTACGAAAGCCATAAAGCGAGCATACAAAACACTGCGAAGAGAAAAAAGAAATGCTCTAGCTGAAATTAAAGAGGCCCTAAGCGACTGGGACGGTTTTTCTCAATCGTTTGACAATAACTTCTTCACTAAATGCCTTGTAAAAGCAGATACAGCTTCCTATAGCACATTAAGCGAATGCAATATGGTCAACTTTTCGTTTAAGACAAAACTGTTTAGGCGTATATCAGGCCGCCAGAAAAAATACGGTGATGAAAAAATGCGTGAATACAGCGAGGCCGACAACGGCATCAAGAGCCGAATGGTATTTTTCCGCATGTCCTACCGACAGTACCAAAGCGATGGAAAGCTAGGAAGCGTAATCACTTTGCCTTACTTATGCGCCATTAGACACGGTAGCGAGTCTGATTTTTACACACAACTAAGTTTTTATAGCCCCCTAAATACGTCCCAAGGCGGCCCCACGAAATGGAGATTCGTATTCACGCCTGTTTACGACATCATTGCTGAAATTAGAGCACGCTCCTTTTCCAGTTACATTTTCCTAGAAAATTCAAAAAACCAAAGCGCCGTAAAAGTAGGGAATGAACATATTTTCTGGTACGGACGTTTAGTCAATAGAAACGACTTTAAAAAGTTCTATCCCGACGAAGCCGAGCGTGGTCCGATCTATACCAACGAATGGGACATGTTCTCGATCAACTCCGATACTCAAACTCAGTTCAGTTTTGAGTCCGGCCCGGAAATCCAGCTAACAGCTGTTACCGAGCAGCAGTTTGATAGCAGCTTTGTTAGAAAGTACAAAGACATGTCGATGATGGCCGTAGGTGTATATGCAGGTCGTGGACTGCAAGACCTTCGCAGCATCACCGCTTTAGTAAAAGAAGGAAAAGTTTGCCGCACTGTTGAAAGCATTGGAACGAATGCCGCGCCAACCGCATCGAGTAGTTACGCGCCAGATATTTTTGTCGACACCGCTCTAGATAACGAAAATGGTATTGGCAAATACGTTGATGTGATTGGCGTGGATAAAGCTAGTTTGCGGCAAGCTAAAAATTTCTGCATTAACAATAACTTGCCACGGCAAGAAGGGGGCGGTGCAATCAATTTGTTCATGGATGGTTTAATCGCTGATGTTGGATCGTGGCGTGAATTTTGGATCAATGCCGCGCCATTTAGCTTGCTGGAACTGGCAAGAAAAAATGGCACGGATACGCTGGTGCCAGCATTACCAACTAATTCTGATGGGCTTGCGGCAGATAACAACGGCTTGCCAATAGGATTTAATGTGTCCGCACTGTTTACAGCAGGCAACATTTTAGAAGGCTCATACAAAGAAGAATATCTAAATTACGGCACTGCAACAGAAGACATTATCGCATCCGTGATTTATCGGAAGTACAATGCAAAGGAGGTATTTAGCACTAAAGAAAGCGTTGATGTTAGCCTTGAAAACCCTCCTAGTACGGCAATACGAGAAACATTTGATCTAAGTCAATTTGTGACGCAACGCGAGCAAGCAATCATGTTCGGCAAGCTGCTTTGCAACCAGCGACGCTACATCCGCAAAGGCATCGAATTCCAGACGTTCCCATCCGAAGCAGTTATTGCGCCTGGTGATTTTATTTACGTTGATGTCGGCATGAAGCATTGGGACAGCTACTCTGCAGGCATGATTATGGATGGTGGCTCGTTGAACTCACCGTTGCTGGATGCGCGGCCTAACGGCACATATCAATTCTTGGTTTACAAAGGGCAAACAGGCGAAACAAAATCATTCAGCTCAGTGAGCGTCAGTAATGGTGTCGCGTCTGGGCTGTCCGATTACAAGGGCTGGATGTTTGTGATGGGCACGGAGAAGCCGCAAAAGCGTGTGTATCGTGTAACGGAGCTTGCAATCGAGGAAGAAGGTGAAGTTTCGGTCAAGGCGCTTGAGTATCCATGTTTTGAAAGTGGCGGCCAGCTTCGTGCGCGAATTGCAGACTTCCGTGCTAGCAAGTTCACGGTAAGCTAAGCTGAAGGTATTGATTCAGCCAGCTTATGACGTTTTACACTGGTCGCAACGGTTCGATGAAAGTAGGATCAACCTTTGTTGAAAAGGTTCGGGATTGGTCGCTGGAGACAACCGTTGAACTGCTTAGCACCAACACGATCGACAGCGGTGTAAACACTTTTGTTCCTGGCATCAAGGGCGCAACCGGCAGCGCAACACTGCTGTACTACCAAGCTGGCTCTACAAATTTTAGAGATATTTTATCTAAGATATTAAAAACAAGCGAAATCACCACTAACGACATAGTGCAGCTTACTTTACTAGTTGATAAAGCAGGCAACAACTCAATTCGATTTGACGCTTACATTACATCAGCAACTGTTTCTGTAAGCCCAGGCGAGCTAACTGTTGTACCGTTTAACTTCACTGTTGATGGAGAATTTAAACAAGTAATTGCGTAAAGCCAATGGCATTTTACCTAGGTACCCATGGCAATATCCGATTGCGTCGTGGCACTGAAAAAGATGCTGGCAACTTTAACGCAACAATAAGTCCTGATGATATCAATACAACTTTAAATAGACTTGGAGTTGACCAGTCTATAGATAATTTGATAACAGGTGATCGTGTTGTTTTTACTACAACTGATAATCGCCGTTTGGATTTTATTCCGGACACAAGGTTTGGTGAACTTGAATTTCTGCAAACTGAAGCCAGTGATCAGTTAATCACGCAGTCAGGAGATTCGCTGTTCAAAAATGGACTAACAGCTGATAATTTTACAGCTTATGTTAATGTAAATGCTGTTGGTGGATTACGTTTGTATCCAGAATTTGCTGATGCAATCAATAACGAGCGAACAACTGAAATAGCCCTTGATCCATTTACAAACGGCCCAATCAATACAAATTTAGCTGTACGCGACACACAGTTTAACATTCTTGGCAATGTTACCAGGTATGAATTTAATACGTCAAGAGATGCCATTGACGCAACTGCTCTTAGCGACAAATACAAGCAACAGTTTAATGCGGGTTTGCTCAGTGGTAGTGGGCGTATTGAATGTGCATTTGATTATACAACTACAGCAAGCACAGAGCCTCCTGTTGTCATGCTGCAAACAATCCAACGTTTGGACGCAGGATGCGCCTTTGATCTTGCTTTATATTTAACAGACAAAGAAGTTGTTCCGACTGTCGATAATGTCTTTTACTTAACTACAGCGGTAACAACATCAACAGGTATTTCTGTAGAAGCAGGTGGACTTGTGAACTGCACCGTTGATTTTGTCACGACTGGTCAGATTAGGCTTGTAATCGGCAGGCCTGTAGACTACATCTTGCGCGAAAATAACGGGCAGACTGCTGCTGAGCCGACACTTGACGACCTATTGCAGGAAATTACCGATTAAAATGGGTGCATGTGTCCTTGTAGTTTGGAGCTGGTGCCTTGGCTGATCAACGCATAGCGGAGCTGACTGAGCTGTCAAAAGTCGGAGTTGCGGCCAATGACGTCTTAGCCATTGTGGACATCAGCGGCTCTGAAACCAAAAAAGTCACAGCCAAAAACCTTGTTGATGCTGGCCTTGACCTGATTGATGTCAGCTCAATCGATTTAGACAAGCTGGATCAAAGCAGCACCACCAAGATCGGCACTACTGCCCTGGTGGATGATGGTGTCACTTACGCCAAGATTCAAAATGTCACAGCGACTGATCGCTTGCTGGGACGTAGCAGTGGTGGCGCTGGTGTTATCGAAGAGATCACCTGTACTGCTGCCGGCCGAGCACTTCTTGATGACGTCAGTGCTACCGCTCAACGCAATACTCTTGGCTTAGGCACTGGCGACAGCGCTACTTTCAGCAGTGTTACCGCAAATGTAACTGCAGCTACCGCCACGATCACTTCAGCGACGATCAGCAGTGGCACGATTACCGGCATCACTGATCTTGCGATTGCTGATGGTGGCACAGGTGCGTCAACGGCGGCCGCTGCACGGCAGAATCTCGGCGTTGAAATTGGCGTTGATGTTCAAGCCTATGATGCCGGACTGCAAAGCATTTCAGGATTGACAACTGCTGCAGATCAGGGCATTTACCTGACTGCATCAGACACCTATTCGGTTTACAGCCTTACGGCTGCTGGCCGAGCATTGTTGGACGATGCAGATGCCGCAGCACAACGCACAACTCTTGGGCTAGGCGGCCTTGCTACCTTAAGCACGGTTGACGCCGCTACGATTACTGATGGCAGCGTCGGCACAAATGAGCTGGCTGATTCTTCTGTAACGATCGGAAAATTAAGCCTAGTTGCTCAAGATTTAGCAGGCTCTTTGATCGCTAACGGCGGTATTACTGCAACTCAACTTGCTACTGATGCAGTTGAGACTGTAAAAATTGTCGACGATGCAGTTACTTATGCAAAGATTCAAAACGTAACAGCAGCCGATCGTTTGCTTGGCAGATCAACTGCTGGCGCTGGTGAGGTAGAAGAAATTGCTTGCACAGCAGCAGGTCGAGCATTACTGGACGATGCAGATGCGGCGGCGCAACGTACAACGCTTGGCCTTGGAACGCTCGCCACGCAAAGTGGTACGTTTACTGGCACGCACTCTGGCACTTCTAGCGGCACAAACACTGGCGATCAAACTATTACTTTGACGGGTGTTGTTACAGGTAGTGGCACCGGAAGTTTTGCAACAAGTTTTGGCGCAGGAGTTGTTAATACTGATGCTATAGCTAGTGATGCAGTTACTTACGATAGAATCCAAGATACGACGACTACAGATGTACTTCTTGGCCGAAGTACTGCTGGTGGCGGAACAATTGAGGAAATTTCATGCACCAGTGCAGGTCGAGCACTTTTAGAGGACACCGACGCAGCATCACAACGTATCACGCTTGGGCTTGGTGATCTTGCGGTTGCAAATGGCACTTGGACAGACGGTTCAAGTTTCAGCGGCACCAGCTCTGGCACCAACACTGGCGACCAAACCATCACGCTAACTGGTGCAGTCACTGGTAGCGGCACTGGCTCGTTTGCCACTACGCTTTCTTCCGACATCGTCGCCTCAGTAAACCTGCAGGCCGAATCGGTCACAACCGCAAAAATCCATCCTGATGCCGTAAACGAAGACAAACTTGGCGATCAATCAACGTGCATTGTCAGCAACGCATCGCCAACTGGCAACGGCGCTTATATCGGCCAAGGTTGGTTCAACTCTTCCACCAACCTTGCTTATCGATGGGACGGTGGTGCATGGGCACAAGAAGCCGGTATTCAGTCAATCACAATTACTGATTCAACGCCACTTTCAGTTGTCGTCAGCAACCCTGACGCATTTACGGCAAACTTAACACTTTCACTAGACACACAAGGCGCAAACCTTGTTTTTGTCGGACCTGCTTCAGGTTCAGATGCCGCACCAACATTCCGCGCTCTGGTTCCGACTGACTTGCCGGATGCAACTGCATCAGCAAAAGGCATTATCCAGCCTGGTACGGGACTAGCCGTTGCGAGCGGCACACTAAATCACAGCAACAGTGTCACAGGCGCAACCAAGAGTGGTATTACATTCGACGCGCAGGGTCACATTACTGCTGCTGTTGATTTAGTGGCCGGAGACATCCCAGATCTGGATGCTTCGCAAATTACAGGAGGCGCTTTTGACTCAGACCGCATCGCCGCTGGAGCGATTACCGCATCAAAGCTTGCCGACAAATCCACCGCATCAATTGGCGAAACCCTGCCAGCTGCTGCATTTACTGGACAGCTCCACTTCAACCCACTTGATAAAAACTTCTTCCTGTGGGACGGCAACGTCTGGCAGTCGCTTGGTATTTCAGCCGGTGCAATTATTCTTGCTGGTACTTACGACGCAAGCGCTAACCAGATTGCTTCAGTCACTAATGATGGTTCAGCTATTGGTTTGAGCGTCGGCACTGGACTGCCAGACAGCGCCTCAGCCAACAGCAACTACTACTTAGTTGTGTCTGAGGCAGGCACTGGTACGTCTCCCGCACCAACTGTTGCGCTCGCACCACCTGACCTGTTGCTTTCTACAGGTAGCGAATGGCTTGAGATTGACGTAAGTAGCACTTACACAGCGCAGACAGCCAACAATGTTGCTTTTTCACCGGCAGCAAATCTTGGCTCAACTAACGTGCAGTCTGCGCTTGAAGAAGTCAGTAACGAATGCCGCGATGTAGACAACATGACCAGCGGCGTGCTGGATGTTGCTCGCGGTGGCACGAACATTGCATCTTATACAAAGGGCGATCTGATCGCTGCAAGTGCAACGACAACACTTAACAAACTTGCTGTCGGCGCAAACGGCTACATCCTGAGCGCAAACAGCAGCGAAGCGACTGGCCTTGAGTGGATTGAAAACAAGGTTGGTACGGTCACAGAAGTTACGGCGTCTGCACCGCTTAGTGTCACAAATGGCACGACAACGCCTGCACTGACGATCAGCACTGGCACGACAAGCGCCGTCGGTGTCCTGCAACTGACTGATGGTGTCGCATCATCTAGCACTACAACTGCTGCCACACCTAATGGCGTCAAGACGGCCTATGACTTGGCTGCACTGGCAATGCCAAAAGCCGGTGGCACGTTCACTGGTCAGGTGCTGATTGGCAATACCAGCAGCTTTGTGTTTGAAGGCGCAACTGATGACGCATTTGAAACAACTTTGACGGTCGCAGACCCTACCGCAGATCGCACTATCACACTGCCGAACAATACGGGCACAGTCGCTTTGACCAGCCAACTTGATGACGGCACTTTTTAATCAGTAAGATAGGAAAGTAATCACCGGCCTTTCATAGGCGTTAAGGATGCCTCTTCAACATCTGCGTAGCAGCACCGCACACAAGCGGCCAATCCCGACCGTAATGTCGGCTGGTCAGATTGCGGTCAATACAAACGAGGCATCACCAGGATTGTTTTTTAAGGACAGCAACGGCGACCTGGTGAAAGTTGGTCCGGTGCATATCGGCACTGACGCACCAAACAGTTCACCAGCAAGTGTTGCAGCGACCGCACTCGTCACCGGCACTGTTTATCAGATTCTGACGGTTGGTACGTCTGACTTTACGCTGGTCGGCGCTTCTGCCAATACTGTTGGGACTATCTTCACGGCCACTGCTGCGACAACTGGTACTGGCACGGTGTCAGGCCAGCAAGGTGTCGAGAAGGGTGAGATGTGGTTGGATACCACTGGTGGAACGTATGTGCTGAAGATTTACGACGGCACTGACTGGCGCAGCGAGTCTGGCACGTTCGTTGATGTCAGCGGCGACACGATGACGGGCCAGCTCAAGCTGGTGGGCGATCCTGAGGCAGACGAGGACGCTGCACGGAAAAAATATGTAGATGATCAAATTGCGAATCTTGGCGCCTTGCTTTTGCAATAGTGCTAACGCAAAACATCTCACCTTTTAGCAAGGTGCTGCCGATCGTTATCGCGGATTTGATTGAGAGTGCAGGTAGTGGCACGGCAGCCGCACTCCAGGCACAGCTAGACGAAAAGCACGCACCAACGAAAGCGGCTGATGTGCCCTGGGGCTAAACTGCAATAGGAGGCACCAGAGGCACCTGTGATCGAAATCTACGCAGCGGTATTAGGTGCCTCGATCGGCATTGCTGGGATGTCCGTATCGGGCTTCACCCGCCGCACCGGTGAATCCCGCGAAGCAGTGATCCGTCTCACTGCAGCGGTTGAATCGATTGCCGGAAAACTGGAGGAGCTGCACCAGGACATGAAGGAAGATCGGAAAACGATCTACACAAAGCTCGATGAGCATGGCAACAGGATCACATTGCTTGAAAGCAAGAATCGCTAGAGTTGAGGCATGAGCTATCTACTCTCATGCACATCGAAGCAATCCTCGCCTCCCCGATCACCTGGATCGTGATCGCCGCCGCATCTGAGATCATCGCCCTG